TGGTGGTCAGCGCAGTATTTCTTAAAGTGTTTGCTAGCTATAAATACATGGTTTGTATCTGGTTCCATGCGGATAAGTAGCTCCCCACGTGGCTCCATCTTAGGCATAGCTTTCATTTTACTACGTTGATCTACGCCGTCATCCACAACCAATGTGTTATTGATATAGGTATTTAAATAGTCACCAATTATTGCAACCCCGCTACTGGCCGGTGGTCTAACATCGTGGCGTAAGTCTTGGATCATGTTAGAAGCCCAGTCGTACAATCGCTTTATATCCCAATCTATTAGACCTGTTTTACGAGCGATTAATCCACCTGCTATATTTGCTGCAACTATTGCAGACCAGAACCTTTCCCGCTGGGTAAGTTTTAATTCGCTATCTATCTTCTTTTGAATAGACTCTACCGCCTGTTTAACTTCTTCTAGGTTGTTAACCAGATACGTTAGATAGATCTCACCAGCATGCCCATAGTTCTTCATCAGATCTACGCTAAACGCCTGCTTGCCTTCTTCCACATTAATGACCACATCAGGGGCAATCGTATACTCAATAATACGCATGAGTTCACCGTCGGCTGAATCTTTAAACGCCGCAACTTTGTCATAAGAAGATACGTTAGCTGTAATAAGCCCCAGCAACTGCCACAAAGCGATGTTACGTCGTAGCTCCGCGTTGCTAGTCAGACGGTCTTTGCCTTTGCCCTGAGATATACCATAGACAAAATCTGAGAACACTTTGCCCGGCATGTTGGTAACTTCATCCTGCGTATAACATAGGTTATTTAATATACCCATCTTCATATACAGAGCGTTCAGAGTATCTTTTGGCTGACCACATAGGCGCTTCGGGTCTCCATATACACTGTTAACCATATATAAAATAGTAGATTTACCCGTGCCAGACTCAGCATTGACCAAACTGATTAGCGCCCCACTCTGCCCAGTAAATTTGAAAATAGGCGAACCGAACGCACTCAAGGCGGCAAATGCTCTGGACTCCATACCCTCTCTGCCATAAAGAGCAAATATTTCTTTCCACCGCTCCAAGGTTCCAGCCTTGTGTAAATGTGCGGATAGATTCTCTGTTATTTGGGAAGGAGGACTGTGATAAATACCATCTGCCGTTATCTCCCGATCACCCAAAATAAATTTGCTGTCGTTGTCAGCCCATCCAAATTGTGTCCTCATAATTTCTGCCTTTTTTAAATACTGTAAATTTTTAGTTGATATTGCTATGTACATAGCTACTGCATCCGCTTTCTTTTTGCCTAGAGATATAACTCCATGCCTAGATAACTCAGAAGCCAGATCGGATAGCTTCGACATCATTGCCGCTTCAATAGTAAATTGACGTATTCCATCAGCAGGTAGGTGTACTTTGATAACCACCATATCCCCACGTTCTGGGTCGCGCATTCGTTTAACTACATAGAGGTCGTGTTCATAGATACATATAGGATCTTCATCTTCTACACTTATATAAACGCCACCACTTTTGCCCCTAAAATACGGCTCTGGATATTTAGGAATAACATGGACTTTATCTTCTTCCCCGCTATCCTCTCCGCTCACTACTACGGTGTTATCTTCCTCATTCGCTTCTAGGATTTCTCTGCCTAGATTGATAGGGGATTTAATCTTACCTTTGTGTGGGCAGCCTTCACATCCACCAGAGTTATGCTTCTCAAACTCAGCGCAACCATGTGGCCCTTTAATATGCTCGATCTTCTCCTCTGTAGTAGCAGGGTCATAATCGGGATGGTCTTTAGATAGCTTGTGAATAGCTACATCTTTATCTTCACAAAACTTAGCAATAGATAAAGCATTAAACCATCTAGGCTCCGACAGGGTTGCACGTTCTTGATAACAACTCAACAACTGCCTACATCCATCTTCGCCACGTACCATTATCTTTTTAAAACTGGAAACGTAGTTAGCGGATAGAGCTTTTGCCATCTCTGACATCTCTCTTTTCGGCGCGGCTACGGCATCCTCTTTTACACCTAATATGGTACGTAGTTCTGAAACAGGTGTAGGCTCTGCAGTCTCTAAAACTACTACTTCTTTAGGTGGGTTATCCTTAAAGTTAAAAGTTCCTGGTATTCTAAGAACCCTAGCAGCGTCAGTCGTTACTGCTGGGTCGGCATAAAAGTTATGGATTACACATAGTTGTTTCAGTCTATCGGCAATCGGACTCCATTCTTCTTTTGTTATCTCTTCGACCAAAGGCCAGTAGGCGTGAATACCACGCCCAGAATCAACAACAATCGGATCAGGTAATCCTATCTTTTCGCAGAAATCTCTAAGTGCTTGCAGTCCGGTGGCTTGATCTATATAACCACTTGGTCTTTCAGTTTTAGGATTTACTACGGCTTTAGACTCTCCGCAATCTATGTCTACCCAAAAAGATTTGAGTAAGTGGACATTGCTTTTGGTTCTGCTTTCATTTGTTGAAAACTTAGCGACCCCAAAATATATATTCCAATTATCAGTAAGAAGATCCTCGACAATTCTATCTACCTCCTCTTTAGTTTGAACTAAATACTGTCGTGGTTTTGCTTCTTCCTCTTTTATACCTAACACGCAAGACCACCCTGTGGACGGCTGTACTGTATTAAGTAAATCCATAAGTCGCTCTCTTACTTTTATTTTGAGTTAATAAAGTCTTTTATATTCTCAGCTACAGTCTTTTGAGGGGCAGTAGATCCAATAAACCAGTTGTAAATAGTTTGCCTACTGACCCCAAGAGAATTGGCGATCTCGGAAACTGATATATTTTGTTTGATACACAGTTTTCCGAGACGCACCCCTAACAGCTTCTGGTTAGCTTTTTTATTTAGCTCTATTAACCTTATGCTGTATCCGTACCCCATTATTCATTCAACCATTCGTCTACGATAGCAGCAGCATCTTTCTTAGGTTTGATTACTTCTTCTGCTTTCTTTGACTGGCGGACTTGAGGCTCCTCCACAACTGCATCTTCCTCTTCATCCTCTGGCTCTTCAGCCCGTTGAACTTTAGGTAGCTTCTTGACTCCATCTGCTTGTGCTACCGTAATTACGGTGTACATCTTGGTCTCTGGTTTGGTTCTAGCATCTTCTACCAAAGAGTATTCATCATCAGAGATATGACGTACTGGAGTAAATACTAGCTCCATCGTATCTGCATTTGGGTCAAACGCTACGTTAGTAATTACGTTATCTATAGATTCGCCGTTAGCTACAAGATACTTCACGTAAGACTCAAACGGATGCACGTTGCCAACTCCCTTACCAAACAAAGACTTTGCTGGGATATTAAGCTGGTATACATCTCCGCTGTCGTCACCCTCTAAAAGAACCGAGATACGTCTTTGGAATCTACAAGCACGACCACCATTCTCGCCAGAGTTCTTAGCGTTCTGAGGGCAAATCAAACAGTTAGCCGCTTGCTTATCAGATGCCGCTTCTTCTGGTTTATCACCTAGGTTCGACCAGCAGTTAGGTAGAGTGGCTTCCTTGTTAGGATCAAACTTACTCTTGTAATAGATACGAGACACATTGGGTAACGCATGAACGATAATGACGTTAAGTTCACCACGTACTGCATTACCTATTTGCTCTCCATTCATGATACGTTTGAACGTACCATTTGGCTGTACCTGAATACGTCTATTGGTAACAGATGTGTTTCTAAGAAAGCTCTTTGATAATTCACTAAGCTCTCTCTTTTTAGTGCTAACTACTGCATTTTTGTCTTTAAAGATTGCTACATTTCCCATAAGTCCTCCTTACGATTGAGATGGTTTACGCACAGATATTGTGTATTCGCTATTGACGTTTAAGCCAGTAGGTAACTTATCTGGGTTTTCTTCCAGAAACTGCTTCATGTTGCCGTTATGAATCCTAGCTTGTAGTAAGTGCATTGCATCATTCTCTTTGATAAAGGTATGCAAAGACTCCCAGTCGCTAGTCCAAAACGTGGTGTTCACTCTTCGTGACACCGTGCCTTCTTTTGTTTTAATACTAGTTAAGTCGTGTTCATTACAAAACTCCAAAAGTTTGTCACTAATAATTTTTTGTTTCTCTTTGAGATCGTTGATCTCACTTTCGTACTGCACTTTCTTTTCAGCTATTGCGTCACGTATTTTCTTGTACGCGGCAACATACTTTTCTGGTTCAAATTTATCATCCATTTGGTGATGCCCTTTTCCACAGAAACTCTTGGGTCTGCTGTGCCCCCATACGTCGAAGTTCAAATTCTGTATAGCGTCTTTTACTTTCGCTCATGAATTCTGGCCCAACGTACTCAACCATCCCATTAACACGTGCATAAGTAGGCACAAATAGTACGTACCCCAACTTAAAACACTTAGTCCATTCTTTTTCTAGGCTATTAGTAGGATTAGATTTAAGAAGTTTCTTTTCTTCTTGCCGTCGCTTTTCTTCCAAAGTACGAATAGGCTTTAGTAGTCTGCCCATAATGTTCTCCTTGTGTTGTAGGAAATTACAAGTATACCAGACTGTTTGACAAAGTCAAATGTTATTCTGATATTTCTTGTCGGTAAAGATCTATTATTTTTGAGTGGGTACCGATTTTGTTTTGAAGCATGTCGTACAATCTGGTTTCTACGTCGCTCCCTTTGATATGTACAACAGTCATTGGATTCTTTTGCCCCGGCCTGTCTATACGTGCATTGGCCTGAAGATAGGTTTCTACACTAGTAACTGGGGCATACCATATGATGGTGTTAGCGGCGGTCAAAGTAAGTCCATGTGATGCCGCTTGAGGTTGAATGATAAGAACGTGCGGGTCTGTCTGTGTTTGAAATCTTTTAATGGTGTCAGACCTTTTATTTAATGTGACTGCGCCGTTTATTACAGCACAAGCAATCTTATTTTTTTCCAACGCCACTTTTAGTAATTCTATAGTGTGTGTAAATGGTACAAAGACTAACACCTTGTTAGATGACTCTTGTATAACTTCTAGTATCACATTGATTCTATTAGATACATCAAACTCTACAACTTCTTTAGTATCCGAATAGACTGCACCACCTGATATTTGAAGTAGCTTATTTAAGTTTGTTGCCGCATTGACCGCAGAAACTTGTTCGCCACCCGCTTCTATAATCATTTGTTTCTTTAGCTGGGTGTAATACTTTTGTTGCTGTGGGGTAAGCGGGGCTTCTCGTTCTACATAGGTAACATCTGGTAAATCAAGACATTGTGCTTTCTCAAAACGAATGGCTGGCTGTAGTACCTTATGCACTATGTCTTTTGCTGTGTTTTTAGGAACCCATTTAAATTGCGAGACTTTAAACATTACTTGATCTCTAAACTGACCAAAGTATTTTGGAGTTCCGTTGGGGTTGACTAGACGCGCCAAACCGAAAGCATCTATAGGAGATTGGGCTGCTGGCGTACCAGTAAGCATCCACAACCACTCTGATTTAGAGACTAGCTCTTTTAATATTTTCCAACGGTTAGTCTGTGGGTTTTTATATGCGTTGGCTTCATCAACTACAATGAGATCAAACCCACCATCCATTAATTCTTCTTTAACAACTCCAACACCATCGAAGTTTATGATTACAAAGTCTGCCTTTGCTTTGATGACCTTCTTTCTGGTGCTGGCTTCTCCATGAGCTACGCTACAACTACGGTGCATAGCAAACTTAAATAAGTCCTCTTGCCACGCCGACTTCATAATTGACAGGGGGCATATGACTAGCACTCGCTTGATAAACCCTAACTTCATCAGGTAATCAGCCGCCCATATAACAGATGCTGTCTTACCAGTACCTTGCTCGTTAAAGCAAAATGCTTTCTTATGCAGAGTTAAAAACGATGCGGTATCACGTTGATGACTATACGGTGCAAACTTACCTGTCCATTCATAGTCTCTTTTTATTGGTGATGGTACGTTTTTCATGCGCAGACTAGCTAGCGCTTGGGCCTCCTCGAAGTCCCACTTAACGGCTACGTTAAAGATATCCCCCTCCTGATCTATTACTCTGCTTTTTTGTATTCGCTCTGTTACTGCTTCTGGCCTTCTAGTTCTTACAAGTAATGCTTTATCGTTTATTATTTCCACGCCTTCGCCTCTCTCGTGGGCTAGTTTCTGACACTAGACCCTTTTTACTGTTCCTATCGAAAGAGCGATTTGCAGATGCTGTGGTAACTCTAGTGCCATCACCGTTGTTTCCACCTTTTGATATAGCTTTGTTGTGTGCTATATCGTTGCCGTCGCCCTTACTAACTCTTCCCCTTTTCAAAGCCTTGCGCCGAGCCGCATTACGCATAGCTCGGTTTTTCTTTTGTTCTTCCGT